ACCGGGTGGTACAATTGTTTTGGTTATGACTAGATGGAATACAAAAGATCTAACTGGTAAATTATTACAAGCACAATCAAAAGAACCGAAGTCAGATAAATGGGAAGTAATAGAATTTCCTGCTATTATGCCTTCCGGTGAACCGGTGTGGCCAGAGTTTTGGAAGAAGGATGAATTACTTGGAGTGAAAGCATCACTGTCAATAGGTAAATGGAATGCGCAGTGGATGCAGAACCCTACTTCAGAAGAAGGAGCTTTAATCAAAAGAGAATGGTGGCAGAAATGGGAAGCAGATGAACCACCCCATTTACATCACGTCATACAATCTTACGACACCGCATTTATGAAAAAAGAAACAGCCGATTACAGTGCGATAACGACATGGGGAGTCTTTTATAAAAACGAAGATTCTGGTCCACAGTTAATATTATTGGACTCAGTTAAAGATAGATTTGAGTTTCCAGAGCTGAGAAGAGTTGCAATGGAACAATATAGATATTGGAATCCAGAGACCGTTATTATTGAATCTAAAGCTTCTGGACTACCTTTAACATATGAATTAAGAAAATTAGGTATCCCAGTTATTAACTTTACACCGAGTAAAGGAAATGATAAACATACAAGGGTAAACAGCGTTGCACCTCTATTCGAGAGTGGATGCATATGGGCGCCCACAAATCAAGCCTTCGCTGAGGAAGTCATTGAGGAATGTGCAGCTTTTCCTTATGGTGACCACGACGACTTAGTCGATAGTATGACACAAGCTGTAATGAGATTTAGGCAGGGAGGATTCATAGAGCATCCGGAAGACGCTATAGATGAACCTTTGCCACAACCTAAAAAGGTTTATTACTGATGGGAAAATTATTACAATTAATTACAAAATTGTTTGGTAAAAATGCTATATCAAAAACATTAGGCACTAGAACTAATGTTATTAAACTTCCTTCAAATGAAAAGAAAAGATTAATCAAAGATGAATTAAACATCGAAGCAGCCTCTGATCTTGCTGCTCAAAAAGTTTTAAAAGAAGCTGAAGACTTAATTGCTGACATTCCTAAGATGAATGATCAAGAAGTATTAACTTTCACTGGAAACTTACAAAGATTAGATAATAAATTAAATCCACCTTCTGCAGAAGTATTAGATCTTACCACTAAGAAACCTGTAACAGGAGAAGGACTCGAGCAGCTCGCAGCTAGAGACGGGCTACCAGCAGATGTTAGTCCAGACTCGCCTATTGGAAGAGTGATGCAAGGTGCGCAAAGATTAAGAAAAGAAAAAGATGAATTAGATAAAATGTTAAAAGATCCAGCTAAACAACTTGAGCAAGAAATGCAAAACCCATACAGATCAGGTGGACCCTTAGATCCTAAAATGGGAATTGTTAGAACTGCAGCAAGACAAGTTTTACAAAAATTAGCTAGAGAAGGTAAAATTAAGATTGCAGATGAAAGAGAAGCAAAAGCAATTATAGAAGGTTATCAAGGTGGAGTCGATCCAATTGAAGTATTTAGAAAAACATTTGGTCAAGATGCATTAGGAGATCTTGCTAATCTTGGAGATGAATTATTAGAAATAGATAATCGAGGAGGTTCTTTTAAAGAACTTAAAAAGATTTTAGATGATGAAGGATTCTTTGATTTACAACAACCAAAAAATCCAGTGCAAGGAAGAACTGACGAAGAGTTAATGAAGTTAATTAAAGATGAAGATCCAGAAAAATTTGCAACAGGCGGTAGAGTTGGTTTTGATGATGGAGGCATATTATCTTTAGAAGAAGCAAAAAAATTAAATCCAGGAATGTTTGTTGATACTACAACGTATAACCCAATTCCAGAAAATGCACCTAACATGGCTGCAGACGAAATAGCTAAAGTAATTATGGGAACAGGATTCTTACCGGAAGAAGATGATGAACTAGGTTATCCAGAAGGTATGGAGAAACCAATGAGTTCAAAACTATTTATATTTGAAGAGTATGTAATACCACAAAGAAAAAAGATGATGGAAAACTTTGGCTTAACTTTAAAAGAAGCTGATGATTTAATTAGACAAGAAATGGAAAAGTATAGAACTAATAAAGCTACGGGTGGTAGAGTTGGTTTTCAAATAGGAGGACCTGCATACGATGCAACTGATCCTATTTACGGATCTAGTGCAATCACCGTTACACCGAATACAATCATGGGACCACAAGGAAAACAAATACAAGCGCAAACAGGAGTGAATCCCGCTTTACAAAGATCACAAAACCCTTTTCAAAATCTTGGTTTTTTAAATACACAAAAACATTTTGATCAAAATCAATTATTAAAAAATGCAGTTGCAAGTGGAGAAATAACTCCGGAACAATATAATGAATTAGGTGGTTATGATGTAACACAAACTATGGGAGCTGGAAATCCAGTAATGGGTGGTATAGGTAATTTACTTGGAAGCACTGCTTATAATGTAGTTCAATCTTTAAAAGGTGATCAACCTTTTAGTGATATACCAGGTGATGTTTACAGAAATGTCAAAGGTGGAATGGGTCTTATTTCAGATGATTTAAAATCAAAATATGAAAATATAATTAATCAACAACAATCAAACGTAATTCCTAATTTTGAAAAACTATCAGATGGATCATATAGAGATACTAGATCTGGAGATATATACGGATCAGAAACTTATGACTCTATTGCAGCAGGTATGTATCCAGATATTTATAATCCTAATCAACAAACAACAAATTCAAATATACAAAACTTAACTCAACTAATGGATGATGTTAACCAAACATCTGGAACTACTACAATAAGAAGTTTAGAAGAAGCTAAAAATTATTTAAGAAAACAAGCTCTTGCAGCGCCATCAAATCAAGAATCAATTATTACAGATGGTCCTTATAAATTTAAAGTTGGAACAGATGGTTCTATATCATATCTTGGCTTAATTGACGGTTACGCATCAGGCGGCCGTGTTGGTTACGCTTACGGCTCTGGATTAAAACTAGCTCAACTTTTACAAAAAGCAGGTAAGTCTTTAAAACAAGCGATTAAAGAAGCGGTAGATAATATCAATCCAACTGGTGATAAAAAACTAGATGCTGATATGGCAGTTGATGATATGTTAGAAACATATAGTATTGATAGAGACGCTGTTGATGGTTATGACATTTTAAATGCTTATGATGAAGCATATAAAACAATTGCAAATCCTAAAACAATGTCTGAAGTAGAAACTTTAGAAGCAATGGGTGCAAACATCACTGCTAAAACTTTAGAGCTTGTAGAAAAATACCCTGGTTTAAATACAGAGCTTGCAAGAAAAATTGCAAGTGACCCTGATCCACAAAGACAAGCAGAAGTAATTTCAACAATAGAACAAGCTTTTGAATTGATGAAACAAGGTAAATCTTCTGACGAAGTTTTAGACATCATGAACCAAATGACAGACAGAACTAAACAAGCTGGAGGCGGCTTAAGTTATTTATCGGGGTTTTAGATGGACTTAGGCAAATATAAAAAGGCCATGCGTCCTGAGAAATACTTGGACGGCAAATTTGTAATCTACGATGAAACGATGCCCGATGCTAGCGACGCGCAGCTAGGAGCTAGAGACACGTTTGCAATGGGTGGAGAAACTGTTGCTCGAGAAAATTTTGGAGAAGGTACTAAAATAAAGTTAGTTCAATTTGTTGAAAATTTTGTAAAACAAAACAATAGACAACCTACCATAATGGAAATTGCAGATGGTGCAAAAGCATCAACAGCAAGTATTAAAAAATATTTAAAAGAAGGTGTAGATTTTACAGTGGCTTCTAAATTAGAAGCAGCAAAACTCGGTGGTAAAAAACCAACCGGTATTACAAAGGTTAGTGATAAATTAGTAAAAGAATTTAAAGATTTAAAAATAAAAGGTATATCAACTTCTGTTGAAACAACAAAAGCAGGTAGTAAATCATTTAGAATAAGATTTGATAAAAAATTAGGACTTAAAGATATATTTGTTCCAGCTACAGAAGAAAATTTAAATAATCTTAAAAGTGAAGTAGCTCAAATTATAGATAGTGATAACTATAGTAAAAATATTACACCTTTTCAAACTGATGCAGATAAAAGAAAAATAAGACAATTTAAAGAAGCTCTATATAAAAAACAAGATCCTTATGGAGTTTATAAAGCTTTACAAGAATATAAAACAGAAAAATTTCCTGGAACTTTATCTAAAGAAATTCAAATACAACATGGACAACCAAAATTTACTACTCAAACTTTAAGTAGATTTGGATTGATACCGGCAGATGTAAACGTATCTGCCCCTGTAGAAAAAACAGAAAGAATTAGAAACAATGCTCTTAAAATTGCAATGTCTAAATTAAATAATCCTAATCGTTCAATTGCAGATAAAGAAAAAATTATAGAAGAATTTAATGATACTATGAAAGGATTAAGAGGTCAGTTAAAAGGAACACCAGCTCAAGGTTTGGTTAATTTTGAATTACTTGATATTGATCAAGATGGAAACATAACAAAATTAAAAGACACAGGTTTCAATCCTAAAAAAGGAATGGCATATGGTGAAGCATTGGGTGAATTAGATTTAGCTAAAATTACAAAAGAACAAGCTGATGAAATTATAAATTTAGGTAAACAAAAAATAGATGCAGAGGCTATTAAGTTACCAGGATTAACTACAGCAGATAAAATTCAAAGACCTGAATCTGCTATGACAAGAGAAATGTTTGACAGGTTTAATAAACTAAAAGGAGTTTTAATTCCAGGACTAGAAGAAATTAAAGATAGTTTAAAAAAACTTCCAGATGACATTAAATCAAAAAGGTATTTTACTGCAGCATTAAAAGGTTTAGGTATTGTTGCAACTCCTTTAATTATTTCAGGAATGTATAATGATTTTAAATCTGGTAAAACGGTTATGGAAACTTTAGAGAGAAATTTAATTGGCACTGATGCAGTTGGTGGTATGAAAGACATCTTTGCATTATCTCCTGAAGAAAGAGAAGCAAGATCAGTAGTTAAACAAGCTGAGATGGAGGAACAAATTGCACAAGACTTTTCTGGTTTAGATTCTGATTTTCAAACTCCAAAAGTAAAATCTAAAATGTCTTTAGAAGAAGCATTAAAAGAATATGAAGAAGGTTTAAGTAGAGTTGAACTTGAAAGAGAACAAGAGGAAGCTGAAAGAGCTGAAGGAAGAGCTAGTAGTTTTGAAGGTTTAAAAGATTTAATGTTAGGTAAACGATTTCAACCACAAGAAATTTCTAGGGATTTTTTAGCAGAAGGTGGTCCACCAGATGATCCAAGTAAAAGAAAGTTTATGAAAATTATGGGTGCACTTGCAGCAGTGCCTGTAATTGGTAAATATTTTAATTTAGCTAAACCTTTAACTAAAGCAGCTCCAGCTGCAGTAGAAACAGTAAAAAGTATACCACCTTATTTTTTTAAAATGGTAGAAAAAGTTAAACAATTTGGAGATGATGTAACAAAAAGATTTGCTACTCAGGAGAGAGAACAAGTATATAACTATAGAACTTCAGATGCAGATTATGAATTATACGAAGATTTAAATACAGGTGACGTAAGACTTAAAGTTATAAAAGGAGATCCTGATTTTCCTGGATACAAAGAACAAGAATTAACTTTGACTAAGGGTAGGATAGATGAAAAAACAGGAAATGTTCCTGATGAATATGATGAGTATACAGTTAGATCTGATTTTGATGGTAAGATGAAAGACATTGATGAAGGGATAGAAGGCATTGATGATTTGATAGAAGATACTATTGGTTTTGAAAATGTTTCTATAAAAGAACTGGAAGATATGGGCTATGATGTAAATAGATTATCTCCAGGTTTTAAAAAGAAATTAGGAATTAAGTAATGTATTCAAAAGGAAAAAAGAGCGGTCCACCACCAAAAAAAGGTCCTAGTTCACAGGGCTTGAATATTCAATATAATACTGTTAAAACAGTCAAACAATCTGGAGAAAAAAATAATGGCAGAGATAGACAAGGCGCTACCAAATATAAAAGTTCAACCTGAAGAAACAACTGACGATATCGCAGTTGAAATGGTTGAGGAAATTGAAAAGGTAGAACCTGGTGAAACTCAAATTACTGAAATGGAAGATGGATCAGTTGATATTGATTTTGATCCACAAGCTTTAAAACAATCGCAAGCAACAGATTTTAATGCTAACTTAGCTGATTTTGTAGACGAAAGAGAGTTAGGTTATTTATCTTCAACACTACATCAAAATTATCAAGACTATAAAAGTTCTAGAAAAGATTGGGAAAAATCATATACTCAAGGATTAGAACTATTAGGATTTAAATATGAAAACAGGACGGAACCGTTCGCCGGTGCTTCGGGTGCCACTCATCCGGTGCTTGCTGAAGCTGTTACTCAGTTTCAGGCGTTGGCATATAAAGAGTTACTCCCAGCTAATGGACCAGTCAGAACACAAATAATCGGAGTTCAAACTCCAGAAAAAACTCAACAGTCAAATCGTGTAAAAGATTTCATGAACTATCAGTTGATGGATCAGATGAAAGAATATGAACCTGAGTTTGATCAAATGTTATTCTATTTACCTCTTGCAGGTTCAGCATTTAAAAAAGTTTATTACGATGATTTATTGGAACGAGCAGTATCTAAATTTGTTCCAGCAGATGATTTAATTGTTCCGTACACAGCTACCTCATTAGATGATGCGGAAGCAATTATTCATCGAATTAAAATTTCTGAAAACGAATTAAGAAAACAACAAGTGGCAGGTTTCTATAGAGATGTAGAATTAAAAGCGGGTCATGATAACTTAACTGACGTTGAGAAAAAAGAATTAGAATTAGAAGGCACAGTTAAAACTGGAAGAGATGATGATATTTTTACTTTGTTAGAATGTCATGTTAATTTAGACTTAGAAGGTTTTGAAGATGTTGGACCAGATGGTGAACCAACAGGAATTAAACTACCTTACATTGTAACTTTAGAAGAAAATTCTAGAGAAGTTTTATCTATTAGAAGAAACTATGAACAAAACGATCCAAAGAAATCTAAAATACAATACTTTGTACATTTCAAATTTTTACCAGGTTTAGGTTTTTACGGTTTTGGTTTAATTCACATGATTGGTGGATTATCTAGAACTGCAACATCTGCATTAAGACAATTATTAGATGCAGGTACTTTATCAAACTTACCTGCTGGATTTAAACAAAGAGGTATTAGAATTAGAGATGATGCACAATCAATACAACCCGGTGAATTCAGAGACGTAGACGCTCCTGGAGGAAACATAAGAGACGCTTTTATGACTCTTCCTTTTAAAGAGCCTTCTCAAACCTTATTACAACTTATGGGAGTCGTGGTATCAGCAGGACAAAGATTCGCTTCGATAGCGGACCTGCAAGTAGGTGACGGGAATCAACAAGCAGCTGTGGGCACGACTGTAGCATTGCTTGAAAGAGGTAGCAGAACAATGTCTGCTATTCACAAAAGAATTTATTCAGCTTTAAAAAA